GTGACTTCAGAGGAGAAAAAGAAAAACACTACCTGACAATGGGAAACTACAAAGTAAGTGAAGACTGTGAAACACAAAAAGAAGCAAGAGAATGGCCACAAAATCATATGTGGGAACTAATCACCACAATGATAGTAACAGTAGGAGAAAAAACAGCAGAATTAAAAAAACTGCAAGAAAAGTACAAAGAAATACCACAAGGATAAACGATAGCCCCACAATGGGGCTATCACTATTATAAATCAAAATCAAAAGCAAATGAAAAAAACGCTAGGCGGAGACAGACTAGGCTCCGGAAAAAAAATGCAAGTAGACCTACACGGCTACAGTAGAAGTACACACGACATGGGATACACATGGCGAAGCACAATGAGTGCAGGAACACTAGTCCCATTCCTATGTGAAGTTGCACTACCTGGAGACACATTCGACATTAACCTGGGGTGTGACATCAAAACACATCCAACGATCGGACCACTATTCGGAAGCTACAAGGTACAACTGGACGTATTCCTAAGTCCAATAAGGCTATACAACAGCCATCTGCATAATAATGCGCTGAACATCGGAAGGAACATGAGCCTAATAAAATTACCGGGAATAACATTCACAGCACTCGGGATAGCTGACAGAACAACAGTAGAAGACCTGGACAATGCACAGGTAAATCCGAGCAGTATAATGGCATACCTAGGAGTAAGAGGGTTTGGAATAGCAGCAGAAAACCATACCAGAACATTCAACGCAGTTCCACTACTAACATACTGGGATATATATAAAAACTACTACGCAAACAAGCAAGAAGAAATCGGGGCAGTAATACATACGCCGGCTGAACCACTACTGGAAAATGTTAATACAGTCAGTATAAACAGAGGTGGAACAGTTGATGCTGTGCCACAAGATGCAGGAGTGACAGGAATTCTAGTATTAAGGTTTACAGAAATAACAGTAATAGCAATAGGGCCAGGAAGTAACCCAATCAACAACAATCAAATAATGTTCTGGACAAGTGCAGGGCTGCTATCATTTGCTGACCTATGCAGTACGATTATACAGGACGGTGTAGCACCGGACGAATGGGTAGGAACATTAAAAGACCAATGGAGTGGCATATCAGTATACTTCTGGAGATACATAACAGGCAACGACCTGGGAGTGGGCGCACCAAGTATAGCAACGTTTGACCTGGAAAACATTGATGTAATGAGAACAAAAATATTGGCACATACTGGATATGACCAATTTAACATCAGTACAATGGTAACACAAATACCTCCGTATATGTGGACTTATCAAATAGCAAACGACATACCAACGATACTAAGCAGCCAGGAAGGGCTAGCAATAAAAACATACCAAAGTGACCTATTCAATACCTGGATAAAAACAGAATGGATTGATGGGGTAGACGGTATAAGTGCAATAACAGCAGTAGATACAAGTGGAGGAAGCTTTACAATCGATACTCTTAATCTGAGCAAGAAGGTATATGACTTCCTAAACAGGGTAGCAGTAAGTGGAGGAACATATGATGACTGGCAGGATGCAGCATACGCACACAGCAGATACAGAGGAGCAGAAACACCGATGTATATGGGTGGACTGATTAAGGAGCTGGTATTTCAGGAGGTAATAAGTCAGGCAGAAGCTACAAGTGAAGGAAATACACAACCATTAGGAACACTGGCCGGAAAAGGTATAATGGCAAAAAAACACAAAGGCGGAAGTATAGTAGTTAAAGTGGATGAACCATCATATATAATGGGAATAATCAGCTTAACGCCAAGAATTGACTACAGCCAAGGCAACAAATGGGACGTTAACCTGGAAACAATGGACGACCTACACAAACCAGCATTGGATGAGATCGGATTCCAAGAACTGATAACTGACCAAATGGCATGGTGGGACACAGAATACACAGGTGGAGAATGGGTAACAAAAAGCGCAGGGAAACAACCGGCATGGATAAACTACATGACGAATGTAAACCAAGTGCGAGGAAACTTCGCAATAAAAAACAATGAAATGTTTATGACACTAAACCGGAGATATGAAGCAGACGCATCCGGAATAGAAGACTTAACAACATACATTGACCCGTCAAAATTCAACTTCATATTTGCAAACACAGCACTAGACGCTCAAAACTTCTGGGCGCAAATAGGAGTGGATATGACAGTAAGGAGAAAAATGTCGGCTAAAATAATGCCTAACCTTTAGGGGTACAGGAAGTGGGGAGCGCATACTATATAAACGCTCATTTTAAAATGGAAATAGAAAAACAATATTATCAAGTACCAGTTAGACTATATTGGAATGACTGGAAAAAACTAATACCATGTACAAAAAAATCAAAGCAAACAGTACAACGCTTAAAGTCAATAACAGCTACAAGGGCGAAACTATCGAACAAAAAGTAAACAGAATAGTAAACAACAAAGAACCAATAACAGACGGGGCGCCGCTGATATACACAGACAGAAAAGACGGAGTAAACCCAGCACATGATATAAGGACAGACAGATGGGAAGTGGCCGTAGATGCTATGGACAAAGTAACAAAAACAAATATGGCAAAAAGAGAACATACAATTGCTGAAAAGGCAAAAAAAGGTATGGAAGCAGAAGGAAAAACCGGTGGTGAAAGTAGCGCAGAAGGCGTAAAAGTCGAGTAACTCGAGTCTATACGAACGACTACAATAAGTAATTGAAAATCAACAAATTCACAAGTGGTACGCACGTATACTATATTATCAAGTATTACGTGGACGCTTTTTAACAAAAAAGACGCGAAAAATGCCAGGACTAGAAGACTTCCTCATGCAAGTGGGGGGACAAGCAGCCGGTACCGGGATGGGACTACTGCTAGCAGATGAAAATGACCGCAGGCAACTGCGGCAACAAGAAAAACTACAAAAACTTGGGATTAAAGGATCCAAGGAAATGACAGACTACAGCTACAAAAAACAACTGGAAATGTGGAAGGACACAAACTACGGAGCTCAGATGGAAGAATTAGCAAAAGCGGGACTAAATCCGGGGCTACTATACGGGATGGGTGGCCAGGGTGGAATGACTGCAGGAAGTGGAGCAAGTAGTGTAGAAAGCGGAAAAGCACCGCAAGGAGGTGGAGAGGCGCAAGGTATGGGGCTTGTAGGGGCTCAAATGGGGCTATTAGCGGCGCAAACAGAAAAAACGAAGGCAGAAACACAGAATATAACAGGACAGGCTGCAAATCAGCCTATAATCGGTGAAAACATAACCGCACAGACTGAAAATACAAGGCTAGACAGTGAAATAAAACAAATAGCGGCCAGTGTAAGCAGACAGACGATAAATGAACAGATGGCAAGCTGGGAAAACCTGATAAAGAAACAGGAAGCCGAAATAAAAGCACAAGGACTGGCTAATAAACTAAACGAGGCACAACTGGATGACAAAGTAAAAATGATGAAGCTGCAAGTAGGCACAGAAGCACTAAAACAAGGATTGATAAAAGCAGAGACTGCAAATGTAAGTGAGGACACTAAAAAGAAAGCTAGTGAAATCATAAACAACGAACAAATAAGGCAGAACCTAGTACAAAAGCTATGGATGGACAGAGATTACCTGAGCAACGAGAAACTAAAAACGTTAATGCAAAGTGATGCAAACTTCCAAAATTGGAGCGATAGTGAACTCGATGTAATAGTTCCAATAATCGGAAGCATAAGAGACTTATTCTGGTCAAAACCATCAGCAAAACCAATAACAGGATTCCATAAACGATAGATATGTGCCTCTATCCGAAATTAATTCGAAATCCTAAATATAAAGCCAACAAAAAGAACGGGGGGAATGTTCCCCCCGTTTCTGATGAAAGGGTACTATGGGTGCCTATAGGATGTCAACAATGTATAGAATGCAGAAAAGAAAAGGCAAGAGACTGGACAACCAGACTAATGGAAGATATAAAAGTAAACAAGAATGGAAAAATGATAACGCTAACATTCAGTAATGAAAGTATTAAGAAGATACATGAAATGGAACCAAATAAAAGGTGGCCAGGAGTACAACACCTGGAGGGATATGAATACGACAATGAAATTGCAATACACGCAGTAAGACTATTTACAGAAAGATGGAGAAAAAAATTCGACAAAACAATTAGACACTTCCTAGTGACAGAATTAGGGCATAATGGAACAGAAAACATACACCTACATGGGATAGTGTGGACTGATGAAAACTTCGATACAATAAGGGATATATGGCAATACGGATGGATATGGCCTAGAAAAGAAACAACACAAAGAAACTACGTGAATGAAAAAACTGTAAACTATACAGTAAAATATATAACCAAAATAGATGAAGACCATAAATACTATAAACCGGAAATATTAGTAAGTAAAGGAATAGGTAGAAATTACGTAGATGATTATAACAGCAAAAGAAATAAATTCAATGAAGAAAAAACGAAAGAAACATACTTGACAAGAACAGGACATGAAATGTCACTACCAATATACTACAGGAATAAAATATACTCAGAAGAAGAAAGGGAAAAACTATGGCTACAAAAACTAGATAAAAACGAACGGTGGATAATGGGCGAAAAAATTGATATAAGCAAAGGTGATGAAGGATACTATAGAAGCCTGGAACACTATAGAAAACATAATAAAAGGCTAGGATATGGAGACGGTGAGAAAGACTGGAATAGAGAACAATATGAAATAGCAAGACGAAATATACTAAACGCAAAAAGACTGGAACAGAAAAAGCACGTTTTTCTAGAGGGCGAAAGTAGTACAAACGAAATAAATAATATAACGAATAAAAATAAAAAGAATAACAATAATAATAATAAAACGTAGTACTACAGAAGACCGCCCCTCATGGTTAAAAGCAATCCCGGCCAACATAGGGGTACGGGCAGTATGGCCGGCCAGAGAAAAGGCAGGCCGGCCAACTGGCTAGGCTACAGGGATTGCCCCATGAGGGACTACAGACCTAAAGAAAATAAATAAAAATAAATTTGGAAAATTAAAAAAACGAATATAAATTCGTGGAATGGAAAAAGCAAATGTGAAAATAATGGAAGTAGAAGTAAGATATTACAAAAACTCATACTACTGCCTACATATGTATAACGCAGATAGTGATTGGAGCATAAAAATAG